ATCATCTTGTTTGCTTACTCTTCTCCTAATAAACTCTAATTCACCCCAATCTTGTTCATAACAACAGAGACAAACGTGAATTCTTTTATGTAAGAATGTAGTTAAGTCACATTGTTTTCTAGGTTTAGTTGCAATTTCAATCGTAATATACCGTGATGGTGTTTTCCAACCTTTCTTAGGTTCTATTGGTGATGCCACATAATATACCCATCCCTCATGCACCATGCCAAGTTCAGTTGTCCACTTTACATAATCATTTAATTGAGGAACATACTTAGTCATTTGGGTTTCCAAACATTTTCAGGAGATCTTCTCTCACTAAGTTCGCTGACTCCATCAGATATGATTTGAATTGTAAATTAAATACAACAACTGTTCTGGACATTGTACTCCTATTTTGAGTTGTATAGTGTAGAATATTACCAGGAATCACCAAAATATCACCCTCTTTGACGGTAGGATTATATTGGTAGATTAAACCATCAGCAGATCTATAAGGAGAAATAAGTGTTGTTGACTCATGTACTGCATCATCAAAACCAGCAAACAAGACACATGAAAAATTCTCAACTCCGTGATCATGTGGTAAATGTTGATGAAAAGTCTGTGCCTGTTCAACCCATGCACTTGTAACCATCATCCCATGCTCTTCTTCTTTATATATTGTACTACCTGTTCCCTCGCTACTGGTAGGATGGTCATTGACTCTACCATCTGAATATTCTTTTACATCAAGGCACCAATCGAACCATGCTTTAGAAATTAATTCAATCTCCCTAGCAAAGAAACTATTAAACAAACTATTCTTCCACTCTACATAATCATCATCCTGATTATAAAAATCTGTAGGTACATTTCCATCAGTTAGACTTTGAAGTTCTAACCTCTCACCAAGTATTTGTTGTAACTCTGTAATTCTTCTCTCAGAATCTTCCATAGGAAATACCATGTGAGGCACAACAAATGGAAGTATGGGTTTAAATGCTTCGCTAATTGGATTCTCTTTACCATAAAAATCTTTACCAGTAAACTCCTTCTTCTCAGTCATTTGTTAATTCTCTTAGTTGTTGCATCATGTCCAGTGATTCATTCTCTAACAACATAGAATCAATTGCTGCTTTGACTTCAAGTAAATCCTCTTGAGTCATACTAAAATTCACAGACAAATGTTGATCAGTAAGGGTCATGGTGTAGACCTCAAACTGATCAACATATCTACCAGATACTTTGATTTTACTGCTCATTAGTCAAATACTGCGGTTACTCCAGTAACAGTGGCACCAGGGTTACGAGCAAGTGCAACGTTTTTTGCATCCTGATAGTCGCGAGCAATTACTCTCTCTTCAAAGAGAGTACCTGCTTTAAAAAGTGTGACTTTAACTTTCATAGTAATTTATGTAGCAAGGGAGAGATAGTGGTGTAACTCATCAACAGTAATTTCTACTTCTGATGCTATTTGTTCAAATGTGAATGAACCTGATGACATCATATCATCTATGGTTTCTTTGAACTGAGGTGAATACCTGAAGGACTCCATATCATGGAGTAGTTGTTTCATTCTTGCCATATCTTTATTGTATAAGATCTAGGATGTTAACGGTGGGTTCTTGTGCCACTTCTTGAACTGGGTGATAATTTTGTATTCTTTGCTGAATTAGGTTACCATAGTCTTCGTGGAGTTCACATCCAGTATAATATCTGCCTAGTGACTTCGCAACCATGGCACTTGTACCACTACCCATGAATGGATCAATGATTGTATCTCCAACTTCACTACCTGCCTTGACACAAGGTTCAATTAATTCAGGTGGAAATACAGCGAAGTGTGCTCCTTTATATGGTTTCTTTGTTACTGACCAAACAGACCGTTTGTTTTTTGTAGGATAAGACTTGGATAACCCACTATGAGGAGCCAAGCCAGTACCAGGATTATGGTACTTGCCATTTGTGCGATCTCTTGTTCCCCAATCTTTTGCGGGTTCTTTGATTGCTTCATTATCATAGAAATAGTTTTTACTCTTGCTTAACAAAAATATGTACTCATGTGATTTTGTACATCTATCTTTCACACTCTCTGGCATGGGGTTAGGTTTATGCCATATTATATCTTGTCTCAAATACCATCCGTCTGCTCTCAATGCAAATGCTAACATCCAAGGGATACCGATTAGATCCTTACTCTTTAATCCTTTTAACTTATTACCTCTTACTGGTGTACTCTGTGGTAAATCCTGTCTCGTTTTTGATACTGTCTGTTTGGGATAGTTACCATCGGATCTGTAATTATAATATGAGTCACCAATATTCAACCATAGTGTACCATCATCAGTTAATACATCGCGTACCAATCGGAATACCTCCACCATTTGTTTTACATACTCTTCTGGTGACTCTTCTTGCCCTATTTGGTTTTTCTCTCCTCCATAGTCTCTTAGACCATAATATGGTGGGGATGTAACACACATGCGAGCACTTGAATTTGTTAAAGTCTTAAGTGTTTCACGACAGTCTCCAAATAAGATTGTATCTTTCATCCTTAATCCTTGATTAAAAAGTGTTTTTTGATCACTGATACCTGATCTTCATACTTGGCGATCATGTTTAGTTCCTGTTCTATTGCTTCCATCACATCAGGATGCTCACCAATACCAACAGGATTAGTTAAGTACACTTCTACATTCATCTTGTGCTTTTGAATGTCCCCTTGAGCATGAGCAAGGAGTGCTGAAATAATTTGATTTCTCATTTGTCTAAAACTTCTATGTGTGATTTGAATAGTGATGGAGTTTGGAACCAGATTAAGTTTGCTTGTTCCCAATCATCAACAATAACAGGATCTGCACCATTTTTGAATACAACTTTGTACCTATGTCTGTCATAAGATTCATTACTTGTCTGTGAGAAGTAACGTGAGTCATTCTTTTTAATTAACTTAGTCATAACCAATTCGGTTTTCTGGATGGGTCACGTAAATAATTAGATGCAACCCAAGGTTTGCTGCTAATGTAATTCTTGTAAGCAGTAAAAGTGTCAATGCTTGTGTCATATTTAAACTCATCTGGACCTGCGAATGCGAATGATTTTGGTTTATATGGTGGTGGTGCAGAAGGAATAATATTTACTGCTTCCTCTAGTGTTCTCTCACAACTATGTATTTTACCATATCGCCATTGATATTCATTGCAAAGAGCAAGACCATGTGCAAGTAACCACCATGTGTTTTCTAAACATTGATTTGCCCAGATTGTACATGGGTGATTACGAAATGCACCTTTCTCTGTCTTGTATGGTTGACCATCAAGACGATGAAGATTACCATATCCATGACCCCACTTCTCAGAACATACAATAGATAACATTTGGCATGTTTCTAATGGCATCTTAACGATGTGTTTGTCAGGTAGATGTCTAGCAGATATAGTTGGTGATGGGTCAGTTACAAAAATATTAATAGGTTACCTCCTATTGTTACGATTAAGAGTTCCACGTTCTTTACCATGGGTAGATTTCTTGACACCAATAGCATTAACTGCTTCAGTTATTATACACGATCCATCAACAGATTGCAACTGCTCTTGTTCTGATTTGGTGAATAAAGTAACAGGTATAGTTTCGATCTCACGACCATCAGCATTGAACTCTTTGAAATCAATATCTAAAGATTTATTAGTGAGAGAAACATTACAATCTACTAACATTTTAGGTGATGACATGTAGAAATCACGACCAAGAGGCATAAAGTTCTTGTGTGCTTTCTTACCATGTTCTAACTGATACTGGAGCATATCATTGAAAAACTTATTCTTAGTATCAATACGATAAACTTGTATATTAAATTCAGGACTCTCTACACTACAATTTAAAGGAGTGATGATAGTGAAGCAATAGTATGGCATTTGATCAACATACTTGAAATGTGCTTCAGTATCAATACCCCAACGAGTATCATTAGGATCTCTACGCTCAGTGCTACCACACTTGTGACACTCATGAGCATAATAGTTGTTCTTAGAACCACAATCAGGACACACATATGTCTGTGCCTTGTTACATGCTTTTGCTTCAGCACCGTTAGCAGCATCAAATGCACATCCACCATTAGATGGAACACCTGTGGTATCATGTAGAACAAAGTTCACACGCTCACCAAACTTACCAGTGTCAAAAGAAACACCATCATTAAACTTGAGAGAGTTTTTAATCTCTTGACGAAGACCACCGAAGTGATGATCGACTAAATCAATGAATGCTTTTTGCTTGCTCATGTGTGGTAACTTGTTTGTTACTCTTATTATACACCAGTATGAATAGAAAAGAAATACCTTTTCAATAATTTTTTGAAAAAATGTACCACTTTGTGAAGTGGTCCAGGAAATCTCACATGAGGAATAGGTGGGTTATAAATGAATAGGTAAGCAAGTTTATTTCTACGAACAGCACCTTGATCATGAAAAAAGAATACTTGGTTTATTCTTTCTTCTTCTAACTCTTCTCCCATATCACACACATATTGATCATCGCCAATATTCATACCATGAAGATACTTTATTCCATTGTAAAATGCAAACGAATTATATTTTGATGGTATATAATCAAGAAGATCCATTTGACTTTTTGGAATCCATGGGTATTGATGTTCATGTGAGTGAAGAACCTGATTGATAATCTTTTTTTTATTTCTCTTAATTGAATATATGTTTGTACCATTTTTCCCAGAGTCATTTTTATTCAAATATACAATTCCATTCCATCCAGAGTCAATGTGGGGATACCAATAACAATCATCCAATTGATTAAATGGATGTTTATAAATTGTGGCATGATTACTATACAAGTAACCCATTTTATATGCTTCCAAATCTTCCCATGCAATAGGTGGTTGGTCTACAAGTGTACCTAGATCCCAAGTCAATCGATAAAGACCTCTATATAATGCTTCATTTCTATGATCCCTAAAAAATTTATCATTGTAAGTTGATTCCCCTTCTTCTATATCTCTAATTTTAAAAGATGCAGGAGATAACTTCTTAACTTCTTTTACTACAAGATCAGGATACTTGTAGAACTCATCCATAACATAGTAAAAGTCTCCATTAGGTAATGGTACTTTACGAATATTAGATAGGTCATGTGTTTCCCAAATGTTCATCTTTTCATGTCCATGTTAAACGAAAGAGTTTTCCTAATTATATCATTTTTATGTGGAGATACTCCATGTAACATATGTCCTGGAAAAATAATTATATCTCCTTTACTTATATTAGGATAAGATATATCATCTTCAAATATATTTGATCTTCTAGCAGGTGTCCTATCCATAAAGTAAAATTGTCCAAAATCAATCTCTTCATTCATAAACACAACAGCAGAAAAATCATTTTCAGCATGGTCATGTATTTCCTGATACTGTCCTTTCTTATATGTGTTTAACCATGGTTCTTCAATATTCCATGTACTTGAATCAATCTTAAAAATGTCTTCTGCAAATGCTCCCATGTTATCCAAAATTAATGGAAATATATTTGAATTTTTAACAGGTGTCTTGTCCATATCACAATTATATCCCCAATCAAAGAAATCATTGTCTATGTCATCCTCAGTATATGAATTAACAATGTCCTCTATCTCCTTGAAATGAAGACATGGTGCATGATAATAATAGTTATTAAGGAATAAGAAATTAGTATATGCAAATTCTGATAATTTATTCATCGTGTAATCACTGTGGTTGCTGCTTGTCCCTTGTTAAAGATAGTATCGACTACTGCTTCAACCTTTCTTGCTGTAGTAATACCAACATTAGAGTAAACTGGAACACAAACAAGACCGAATACTTTGTCTGCATCGCCTTTACGAATGACCCTCCCGATCGTCTGACTAATACCTATGTAGTCCATTGATCTCATGAACAATACTGCTTCAAGACCATTGACATTGATACCCTCTGAGAGTATGCTGTGATGTAGTACAACAAACTTCTTGCTTGTTCTACCCCAATCATTAAGTGTATTAAAGAAGTCCTCTCTGGATACTTTCTCTCCATCAATGATAGCACCTGTCTTTGATGTAATAGTCATCCAAGAGTAACCACGGATAGCAAGTTGCTGTACGAAATCAGTTTGTGATACAAGTGAAATAATCTGTCTTGTTGACTTGGCACATATCAACACCTTGTCCTTATCAAGATTGTCAATCGCACCGACCATTTGCTCATTGTCTCTTTCTGCAACTAACTCATCTTTCTTGAGTATTCTTGAACGAAACACCTGAACTTTAGGTGGTAGTATGTATCCTTGCTTGACCAACTTAGGTGCAGGTACATTGCAAATCACATCACCATAAACATCAGCATCATTCATACCCACTTTGAAAGGTGTACGACTATGCTTTGGTGTTGCTGTAAAGAAATAGCATCTACCTGCATACTGTGAGAAGTAATCAGTAGCACCAAAAAAGTTTTTCTGTACTGAGTTGTGTGCTTCATCAAAGTAGATAGTATCAACATCGATACCACTTTCTTGAACTCTGTGTAATGAATGATATGTTGTGAATATAATAGTTCTACTAATAAAGTTTACTAAGTTCTGCTCAACAAACTGCTGTATATCAATTGGATTAGTGCTACTGAATACACCTTTGATTTTACCACTATGAACGTGCATCACATCTACATCAGGGTATTTCTCATCAATGATTTCCATAAACTCATGTGATAGTTGCTCTGCAAGTAGTATGCGTGGTGCAACGACTACAACTGTACCATAATCTTCCAACTGCTTGACAGCATCCATAATCATACAGATAGTCTTACCACCACCAGTAGGAACAATGACTTGTCCTTTGTCATTGTCTAACATTGATTGAATTGCTTGCTCTTGGTGTGGTCTTAGTTGCATCAGTTTTCTTTAGATGTCTTAATTATAGCATAAAAAAACCCCCTGTATAGGGAGTTGTGACAGTTTACTTAGAGTCATCCTCTTCATCATCAAATGGTGATTTGTCAATAATACCTGCATTATGCAAGCATTCTTCTAGCATCATCTGTGCTATTTCATCATCAGTCATTAATCTTTTTTATGTGCTTGTCTATGTCCTTCCACTATAGCATCAACTATAATTTTTTTCAACTCTCTTGATTTCTTTTTACCAAGACCTGCTCTGGTATCTATCTTTACCTTGATCCAATAGAGTGCAATAAGACAAAGTGCAAATGGGAAAGCATCTTCCCAAGGAATAGCATTGTACGCATTAGCAGCGTCACCTAAAATAGCAAACATCATAATAAAATAGCACCAATAATAAATCCTTTTGCAAATGTAATACAAAGCATTTGATAATCAGTCAAGTTAAACTTGTCCTGAAATTTCTTTGTCATTTTCTTATCCCACTCTTTCAAGTGATATAAACGATGAACTACTGGGTTCATCTTTTCGTGATTCTCGCAAGACATTTTTTTAACCCTCGTTTAGTGTACCGTGTGCTCTACGTATTTCACGGAGTGCTTCAAGGTTCATATCCTTGGTTCCTCCATCATATGCATGAGCATATCCTTCTTCAATCATCGCTTCATTAAGTGACAACTCACTGTCCCCGACATATAACCACCCCAAAAGACGACCATATTTGCCGACGCCACCATCAAGTTCAGTCCTAATAGTAAGCTCGCTGTCACCAGCAATGGTACTGTCCAGTTTCTCTTTGAGCCAGTTTGTTGCGTCGATTCCAAGTGCTTTCTCCTCCAAATTACGTGTTCGTTTTTCAGGTGTATCAACCCCTGCTATTCTAACACGTTCTTTCTTATAAAGATCAAATCCTAAGTCAATTGTAACATCTATTGTATCCCCATCTAAAACTCTATTAATCTCAGTCACTCTGAAGTTGTAACAACTCTTGCGACTTGGTGGTTCCATTGCTGCCATAGTTAAATTCTAGTAGTGCATTATTTAGCATGGCATCAACATCAGGATTTCTTACTGTTGTTCTATATCCATGTGCATAAAGCATTATCTTTTCTAGTGCGTCGTTATCAACATCCAAGGCACCTGCAGGTGGTGTAACTGGAGCAGTACCACATGCTGTTATTATTATTGGTAGTAACCATGAATACTTCATTCGCCTAAAGTGTGTACAACAGGTTTTTCATGTCTTAATATATTATATAGATCTCTGTTCTCTGCTGTGGATACTGGGTCGAACTCAGAACTAGGATTGAACCCATCATATCTCTTTGCCTGATTAATTACGATAGATCCACTCTCACCTGATTCTGACCTATGAAATGTACCACGAGGTATTACTAGTGCACCACTGTGTACATTGAGATGTACTATATGATATGGATATTTCCAATCTTTATTTACTAACTCAAAGGTTCTCTCACCTTGTATTACTCTGTTAACATCGTCTTGAAAACTATGAATGTAAAACTGTTTACTTCCAACACAATCAGGTGGTGGAGATATAGCAGGACCTGTATGTACTACAAGGTCACTAGCATTTGATTCTTCTACTGATATATCAAAAAAGATAACACTATCTGTTTCTCTGAATACACGATGTCTTCTAAATTGTATATCACTCATTAACCACCGTCCACATCACAACCAATAGTGCCACCTAAGAATACACCTAGAGGAATTGCCCACCATCTTCCATCATCCCTAGACATAGCAGCAGCAGCAGCACCTCCAAGAAGACCACCTGCAATCTTTCCATCTGTACAGTCATTGTTATCATACTCGATTGTTTCTCTTCTGGTATATCCACCAGCACCATCTCGACATTTAACTTCTATTGTTTCATTAAATGTTCTTATGTAACCTGGATTATCATAAGTGCCTGGTACATACTCTTCTCTGTATTCAGTTTTATAACACTTTCTATCTTCTGAATATCCTGACCTTTGATCTGCAAAAGCAGGTGATACAGAACCTAGTGCAATTAAGGTTGTTAATAATAATTTCATAATACTATTGTATATGATATTTAACTTCTTGTCAACATACCTTTTTTATTCAGATAATTAAGAGTTTCTTTCAATGTACCTCTAAACATACCAACAGAAATCATAGGATATTTGGCATCACCACCAAACTCCATTTCAAATTCTGTCTGGGTAAAGTCGTTTCCTACCATGTACTCATGGATATCATGACCTAAACTTTTTAAAAGTGAAACCGAACGTTCGCATTCTTGGTTTCCATTAGAATAAACAATTGATTGCATCCGCTTACTTTCTATAATGCTGCCAGTAATGTTTTTTAGTTTCTCTTCAATATGTGTAAGAAGTGTTGAGTGAATATCAGTCATGATCTTTTATCCTCTCATATTCAGCTCCTACTCGTAGAATCTTGGTTATCTTTTCATCTAATACTTCATTGATGAGTTCCTTTAACTCTACCTTGAGTGCATCAGATATAAGATTCATTTTATTCACCTTCAAAGGTGGTATAGCATCACGTTGTTCTTGTAATGATTTACCACTCTTTTCAGTTCCAAAGGACATTCCTTGTGTGTCAATTTTCATTAGTCACGCTGTCTCCAATCATCACTACGTTTATCATTCTTAAACCAATCTGCTATATCATCTGCACCACCGAAACCCTTTTTATGTTTCCTTGGATCTGGGTTTCCTATATCCAAGTACTTAAGAAAAGTTGAGTCATTATCCGTTGTTAATCTTCTTGCTGAACTTAACATACCTCTTGCTGATGTGTTTGCCTTTGCCAATTTCTCTGCCCATATCATATCGTCTAAACTTACTTCCTGATTTGCTGCAATTGCTTTGCAGATCCCTTGTAACCGAAGGCGGTATGCTGTTGATAACATAAACTAATACATATGATTAGTATTATTTAATCACAATTTTTTTGGGACATCAAGTAATGTCAGGGGTATTAGACATTACCTATAACGTGTCCAATAAATTCACCACCAATATTAATAACATGGATTTCTGCTATACCATTTGAACCAGTACCATCCCCACAAGTAAATGATGAAATCGCTGCTCCATTCGTTGTATCATCATCTGCTAATTCTACACTCTGATATGAAGAAGTAGTGGTTGATGCCTGAATAGTAATAGTCTCTTCATTACCAGTGTTTCTCATCCAAA